GACCCTGTACTCCTTTATTATCAGAGTTTACGTCGGGTAAAAGTCTTCTTCTACCAAAGTGTGAATACGTCCGTCCTCTGTCGATTATAAGTTTTTTCTGAGTTTCAATCCACTCTTCGAGTTTCCAGAAAGCACCAAAGTATTCTTTGATAATCTGTCGAGCTTGTTCAACGGAAAGCTTTCCACCATCTTTCGTAACCTGTTCAGCAATCTTATTTGGACCTGCTCCATACATAATGCCGAAAGTTACTGCTTTTGCAGCTTGTCTATAGGTTGTGTACTTTTCCGCTACTTCCTCGATTGGACAATCTAAACGAAACACCTTGTGAGCAATCGTAGAGTGAAAGTTTCCTCCAGAACGGAATACGTCTTGGAGTTCGAGGTCATCGGAAAGTACCGCGGCCACATATACTTCGGCAGTAGTTAAATCCATTGCAACAATCTTGTGGCCTTCCGAAGCTCTGATACAACCTTTAACGATTGGATCGTCACGAGGTATTTGTTGCATATTCAGTTTACCGCTCGAAGAGAGGCGTCCTGAAGTCGTTCCATGCAAGTTGAAATTGGTCCGTAAGTGACCGTCCCTATCAAGCTGAGGAATAATCTTATCAAGATATGTATTCTTAATTTTAGTCTTTTTACGAACATCAAGAATAAGGCGAGGAATCTCATGCTGAAGTGAGAGCTTTTCCAGTACTTCAGAGTTTGTTGAGTGTTCTCCTTTTTCAGTTTTAATTCCTGTAGGGTTAAGACCGATATAGTCGAATAACAACTTACGAAGCTGCAATACACTATTCGGATTAAACTCTTTACCTTCATTAGCTTGAAATGCTTTTACAGCAGAATTTTCCTGCAAACTGTTTACTGCTGTATTAATTTCTTCCAACATTAAATCTTGGCCTACAATTAAGCGGTCTTTACAAAAAGGAACTCCGTTATCCTGAACATCCATAAGAAACCTACATGCAGGCAGGAGTATATTCTTATAGACTTTCATTAGGCCTGCGTTTCCTTTCTTTAAAGCTCTTTCAAACTTCTCAAAAAGAATAAAAGTAACAGCGGCATCTATGGCAGCGTAGTCTTTCATTATATCAAAAGGAATCCACTCCCACTTGAAATCGTCTTTCAATACGTTACGCTGTTTTCTAAACTCATCCATCCAAGCATACATAGGCTTTTCGTAGTCACCATAATCTGTATGTTTCATGGCAAGCATTTTGAGCCCATGAGTTCCTGGATTTTCGTTTATCATATAGTGCATAAGCATTGTGTCTTCGAAGTTTGGAATCGTTACATTGAAATGAAACTCAAACATCGGTATGTCAAACTTTGCATTATGAAACACCATTCTTTTCTTGTCAAAGAGCTCTTGCATTTTTTCTTCAGCTCGTTCGTCTAAACAGTCGGCATTGATATATGCTCCTGAGTCGTGCTCGTAAGAAAGGCTAATACCTAGAATATGTCCGTTACGAGGATATAGCCCTGTAGTTTCAGAGTCAATTCCTACAAAATCATACGGAGAATCAATGCACCGTTGGATATATTCTATAGCCTCTTCCGTATCTTCAATACCTAAAAACCTATCTCCGCTAATCTCAGCTTTCTTTTTCTCCCCAGAAATATACCCGAGAATATTATTTTTAGCTGAATCCCACACTTGCTTTGCTTCAGGCTTGAAAGCTGCCATTGTAGGATTAATTGTAGGAAGAAACTTATCGTCTACTATCGTTCCGGCATACTGCATAACTTGAGTTACTTTAGTGTAAAACTTTAACGGTTCCGAGCCTACGAGAATAACCCACTTATAAGCATCAGGATTAAACTCTATATCTACATCTTTCTTTAACACTTTAGAGAGAGTAGAGTCAGAGGTTAGGGAAAAACGATCAAACTCAAACTCATTATCAAATAAGCGAATATAATCATTTTTACTAGGTTTTGTTTCGATTAAGGCTATTTCAGCCATATAGTTTTCTCCGTAATTCTGTAACTTCCGTCTGTGTTAGATCTCCAGGATCTCCTGATGGCAGCTTCACTGCCCTTACTGGAAAGTTTCCTGCAATCTTTTTAATTTGTTTTACCGCTTCATTGCCTGCTTTATCTGCGTCAAAAATAATATCAAGAGCACTTACCCCTGATATTTTTAGATTGTTTAGTTTTTCTTCGTTAAAATTCTTTGCTCCAAAACAACAAACGGCATTATCTAATCCTTTATCATGTAAGTTAAGCATATCATATATACCTTCTACTAGAATAGCTCGGCCCTGCAGTGGCCTAACCTGTGGGAATAAGGGTAGCTTCACTCCACTAGGGTAGAACATATACTTATTATCTAATGTTCCTGTATCATCTCTACCCTGAAAAACCACTATTCTGCCACTAGGTTCTCTGATAGGGAAATTTATTCTGCCTATGAACTGTTTGGCATTGTGTCTAAATGCTTCGAATTTTCTATATGTCTCTGGAGAGATGTTTCTGTAATTTCCTATATACGGTTGATATCCGTCTGGCATGGATAATCCAATACTCGAAGAACGAATAGTCGTCATCAACCTTCTTAGCTTTTCTCTTCTTAGTTCTAGCTCACTATAGTCTACGTTGTAGTGGCTAAATAAACTTCCTTTATATCCGCAAGAGAAACAATGAAAGATCCCTAGAACTTTATCAATTCGCATACTAGGATTACCATCATCGTGTTCAGGATTTAAACATCTAATGAGAATATCCTGACCAGCTAAACGGTAATAAATACCTCTCTCTTCTAATAAATCAATTACTGCACTCACCAGTGATGCACCACGCCAGACATAATAAAGAAACAAGTAATAAAATTTACTCCTACAATTAGAGTTCTTAGTAATGTAATATAATTATCATAGGGCTCGGTTTTATCGTCAGAATACCCTCCTAAAGCATAAGTCCAAATAGTCCAAAGTTTTTTCATTATAACCCCGTAAATTCTGTGGGAGAATCGTCAATATCTTCATCTTCATCTTTAGGTATTTGACCAGGCTCAGGACCAATCTTTAAGCTAGTCCAGTCCATCTGAGAAGTAAAACTACGTTCCTCCGCATTTCTCATTTTAGCACAATTAAAACTTATTATGTTTCCTTCTTTATTATGGTTATCTAAAACATAAGCGGCATCCATAGAATCTAGGATGCCCTTTGAAAATCTCGCCTCTCCTGTACTGTCTATTTGATATGCACTTACCATAAGTACATCATATGCTTGAGCATACTCTTTTAGAGCTTTACTTACTTCTATTTGCTCAGTCCAATCATATTGACCCATACGAGGATTAAAGTTAGCGCTTCTCTTAACTTGATTAATGTAATCGACTATTACCATTTTAGGTTTTAGTCGGTTAATCTTTTTATCAAGCTCTGCTCTAATATTACCCAAAGTAAGAGAAGGACTATATATAATATCTAGTTGAGTCTCTCTCAAAGGGTGGCGAGATAAATCTAGGTGAAAAGCATCGAAGTCTCTAGTTTGTAAGTATTTTTGAAATACTCGCTCTCCATCCTCGTATCTTTTACTCCACCATTCAGCTACAGATTTCCATTCACCTATAGAAAGATTTCTTTTTCTAAGAGCTTCTTGAGGGACTCCCGTCGCAATAGAACAGCACCTCTGTAGTATTTCTCTGCCGGTCATTTCTATGGTGAAATACATGACAGAATTACCACTCTCGTAAGTATTGACTGCTAGATTAGCACAAGTGAAAGATTTACCCTTACCTTTAGGAGCGCCTATAGCAATATACTGTTTAGGCCCAAAAGTTTGAAGTCTATCAAACTCATGATGCAGCCCTAAAGATATATAGTTCTCTAAGGATTCTTTAGGTTCAAATAACGGCATTTTTTGCATATTTTCATCTACAGGTTTAAGGTCTACTTTTTGTTCAATATCTAAAACCATTTCTTGCAAATACTGTAAATTCTCCTCAGCAGCTTCTGTGGCTATAGTATTTGTAAGAAATTTTTCTAGGCCGTCCATTATTTCTATCTGAACGTATTCGTTTTTTAAGTATTCTAGTAAATTGTTCGCTTCTATCTCTAAGTCTTCAATTTTTTCTAAAGACATTAGTTTATTACGAACAGACGAGTCTCTAGCTTCTAGCTTGATATCGTCGAAGGTGGGGAGTCGATTGTATT